ATATCAGCAGGATTCCATTTATCATCTCCAGTTAATCCACTATCTTTTCTAAACCTTCCGAATTCTTTATAGATACTGTTTACTAATTTACCACCTCTATAAAACATATACTTTTCTTTAGGATTTACATCTTTAAATATTTCATTAGCTGTGGTTATAACACTATGGTACCAGTTCGCATTAAGACCTTTTAGACATTTATCTAAAGGTCTATCACATTCCGCATCGGATATTGTTTTTTGTGTTATCTGAGAAACATCAGTTAAAGGTTTACCAATGAATTGTCTTGTCGCACACGCATAAGCTTGTAAACTCTCAGCAAGAGCCGTAATCTCTGCACCAGCGCCTGAAATTCCATCAGCCATCAAATACTCCTATTAGTTTTAGGAGTATTTATCCTAACACGGTTACCGAATTATGTCAATCTCTTTTTCGCCTGTCCAGACCTCTATCTCTGATCTAAGTCTATTCTCCGTCTTTAGTGTTTCGAAACGATTAACAGCCTTCTTTCTCCACCACTCAATCACGTTCGTCAAATGAAACTTTTCATAATTTTCACCTGCAACCAGTTTAGTTGTTTTTCCGTTAACATAATCAACCATATTACTGAATCCATAATCAGACACATAATATCGTTTCTGCTCGTTTAAATTCTTTGCATTTTCAATCGTCCGTTTGAACTTATCACCTTCTGGTGTGCCTCTCAGTATAAGATTAATATGTGACACCATAGCATTTGATATCTTCAACTTTCTACTTGATGCACCTTCTGGTGCCAATGGTTCTCCAAGTATATTTTCCATGTAATCTTTTAGATTTGTATAGGTTTCACCATGTAACATAGGAAGAAAATCACTATCAGTTAAACCTTTGTAACGAATATAAGGTTTCATACCATCATACTGCGATACTGCTTTCGTTGAACCATATAAACTTGTTGTCTCGAACAAACAAGTTGTCATATCATATTTACTATTCAACATTTCACGGACTTCATGTGTCGTACATATTGCAGCCATCAATTTACCACCGAGATAATTGTAACCAAATGGTTGTGCAGGTACAATAACAAAACCCATAATAGCGCAACGATTAAACAACTGTGCGCCACCATCAATTTGTGTGAACACTTGACCTAACATTTCGTTTCTTGGTTTGCAGTTAATCACTGGTGAACCAAGGCGAATAAAACCAACCCACTTATTTGTTTTCTTTTCTAATACAGCAAGTCTTAGACAACGACCAGGTATACTAGTCATATTTGAGTGTGAAGAAATCATATTCAAATAAATGTCCCACCTCTCTTGTGGCATTTCTATCACTTCCAATTCCATATCAGCAGGAGACATAGTAAAGTTTGTAAACAAATCTTCTTCAGGTCCCATACCAGGCAAAACAAACGGCCTTTCGGCCATTGAATTTAATTTCTGTTCTCTCATGTACTCATCAATTCTACTAAATCGATCAAAGTAGTCAGAGAAAACACTCGCACAATAGACAGCTTGTTCTTTAGTCAGCATTAGTTCCCCATTTAACTTTCAACCAAAGTCTTTCATGTATATAATGAGCAATCGTCATGAAGATGTTAATGACAATAGCGCCAGAAAGTCCTGTCCAAATAGCAGTTACTAGTGTTGCAACAATTCGCCAAGTTATGGCTCTTATCATAGTTCTCTTATGTAATTCTATCATACTTTTAATCCACCAAAGTTTTTATTAAATTTACTTTCACGATTACCAAATGTATTCAATGGAGGACTATCATCAGGTTGTCCCGAATCTGCAATACCATTTTGTGCATCAGGTTCAGCATCATACAACTTCATTTTCGATCTATCAATACCAACAACAAATCGTTTGAATGAGTTGGGATCACCATAACGATTCTTCAACTGTTTCACCATAATTTGATTTAATTGTTCTAGTTCTTCTGTACTGATAAGTGCGAACATAAAGTCGGCAGTAGCAGGCAAACCAAAAGATTCTGAGGTATCTTCAAGACCAGGATCAGTATTAGTAAAACCAGAACGAGTTGTTTGTGTAGCAGAAACGATTGGTACAGCAAATTCAACAGCAAGACCTCTTAGTTCTTCAGCAATTGCTTTGATGTAAGCATAACTGTTTACATTAGCACCGGGTTTAATTCTAGATGAAGCGCAGATATTAAGATAATCAATAAAAACAATATCTGGTTTAAAACTCTTTTTTAAATGAAGTTCATTCAATAGAGCTCTGAAGTGTAACGATGATGCAGCTGCCGTTGGATATTCTTTGATAATTAATTTACCGTTGAGTTTAGTTTTTAGATGATTAAATTTTCTTCCATAATCATCCTTTGTCATAGTCTTTAGTTCGTCCATACTGACATTCAAAAGGTTTGCATCAATACGTTCAGCGATCTTTTCTTCAGCCATTTCAAGTGTAATATACAATACGTTCTTACCTTGAGATAAACAAGATGCTGCCACATGACACATGAACAACGATTTACCGACGCCAGTACCAGCAAGTGCAATGTTGAGAGTTTTAATTGGCAGACCACCTTTAGTGATCTTATTGAATAGTTCTAGATCGAAAGGAATTTTAGTTTCTTGTTTATGATAGAAATCATAACGAGCATCAAAATCGTTTACGTAATCGTGACCGATGTGATTATCAAAAGATACACCAAGAGCATCACTCAAAAGTTTTGGTATTTCACCTTTTGATTTCCTGTCCTCACCACTTTTATCCAAAATGGAAACAGAACTCATAATCGCATTATAGATGGCTTTATCTTGACAAAATTTTTCCGTCTGGTCAATTAACCAATCCATCTCCGACTTTTCGTTCTTGTCGTTATTCAACTCTCTAAGTAAATCAACACAACCATTCACTTCAGTTTGCGTTAGTTTTTTTGATTCGGTGAAATCGATTAAGAGAGATTCATATGTTGGAAGATTTTTATATTCTTCAACATAAGTTTTTATTTCTCTGAAAAATTTACGCTGATTATTTTCGGAGAAATATTCCTCTTTGATAAAAGGCAATACTTTTCGTGTATAGTCCTCATTGAAAATCAGGTTCTTCAGAATGACGTTTTCTAGTTGTTTCAAGTTTTTTTGCCTCGATTAAAAGATAGTCTTGGAGTATATCACCTAGTATTATAACAAACTCTTGATTGTTTGTCAAGTCATTTTCAGTAAAGTTTGCAAATTCAATCACATGGTAATTGAATTTTAACCTCGCAAAACCCTCATCCTCAAAGAATTGGGTTTGCGAGTAGGTGACAGTTACATTTTGATATTTACCACTGAGTATGGTAAAATAAGTATTCTCATCCCTAATATCGATGGAATATTCAGGCCGCTTCGTCTGGTTGAAATTCAGGAGATTCAATATGATCTCCCAAAATGCTGCTATAAGTGATTTCATATCTCTTTCTCACATATTCTTTAAAAGATTCATTTGTAAGAATATCAGACCAAAATTCTTTTGTTTGCGTATCAGCAAAACGAACTTTATCCAATATTTCACCAGTTTCTCGGTCGACTTTTGCATACCAACCATTGGATGGTTTAGCAACAAAATTTCCTTCAAGTGCGATATCAAGCAAACCAGAATACTTTTGTATACCACCATCAAAAGATACAGTAATAGGAATTTTAGATTTTTCACGAACATATCTGGATTTTTCAATATTGATAATAAAATTATATCCAGTAATTTCTGTTCCGGTCTTTTCTTGTTGACGGCCGAGAATCCAAATTGTATCTGCTGAGTAATAAGAACCTGTACCACCACCAACAATATCTTTCGGGAACATACCAATTTCTTTGTAAGTATGATTCACAACCACCATTGGAATATCTTTGATTGTTAGATGTGGTGTTACCATTCTAAACAAAGATTTCATTTGTTTAGCTCTAGTCATATCAGCAACAGATTTACCTTCTAAAGAGTCTTCAATTTCTTTTTTAGATGCTAGGTTGCCGACAGAATCTAGCACAATAATTACTTTGTCACTTTTACCAATATTTTGTAATTGATTCATAATATCATGTTTCAATTCTTCAACGTCTGTAATTGGTGTGTGTAGAACTCTGTCTGTGTCAATGTTGAAGGTTTCAAAATATTTTTGTGGTGTACCGAATTCAGAGTCATAAAAAAGTACAACAGCATCTTCATATTTTTTCATATAGGCTGATGCCATCAATAATGCAAATGCGGTTTTGAAATGTTTTGATGGACCAGCAAACATAGTAAGTCCTGGAGTCAAACCACCATCAAGTGAACCTGAAAGTGCCACGTTAACCATAGGCACATCGGTTTGAATCATATCTTTTTCTGTAAAAAATTGAGACTTCGCAAGAATGGAAGTCTCTTTTATTGTTGAACTTTTCTTTAATTTTTCCAATAAACTCATGGTATTTCTCCAATTTTAACAATCTTTGATTTAGGTATCACTTCGTTATCATCTTTAGTAAACAATTCTACACTAGGTGCTGTAGAAGTGTCAACCTTTTTCTTTTTAATTACCTTTTTATTTTCAGTCGATGTTTCTTTATTCTCTCTCAATTTTCTATATGTTTGATTTGAAGCTACCAAAAGAAGAATCGCAAGAGGATCAAAAACAATAATAATGATGATTATAACCGCACGTACAGCTTTATCTATAAAATTTGGATCATCTTTTGTGTATAAAGCCTCGGCAATATACTTAATAGGACCTATTTCTGCCGCTAACTTATTTTCTTCTGTTAGTAAAGGTAACTTCTTATCATTAACTCCTTTTAATTCTTCTTGTGCTTCTTGTATCTGTTTGTCTATCTTTCTTGATGCTGTTGCTGGATCACCTGCTCTTTTCAACAGATAATCAAGTCTTTCTTTGACGATTCTTTCCTGTTGTTCTAGTGTCTTTAATTGAACAGTATTCGCACCTAATACTACGTTTGTTTCTAGGTGGGCTTTCGAAAGATAACCAAAGATACCCATTGATGTAATGAGCATCAACAATAGAACTGCAATCAAGAAATAATAACGCATTAAACGTATAGTTTCGTTCCAGTTATTATATAACCAAGAAACGGTTACTAACTTTGCCATTTCTAAGATTGAACCCATGATAATAATAGGCCAAAAAGAACCCGGAAATATTTGAGCCAATCCTATTACAGAATAATATGCAGCAACACCAGATAAGGCTATCGCTGTTAGAAATGGAAAAATTACTTGTAACATTATCCAAAGAAACTTTCAATAGAGTTTTGTTTTTCAACTTGCCAACCCATACAATCTAGAATGACCTTGACAGGTTCGACAAACGCTTTATCAAACTGCGTTTCATAATCGATGTAGTCAGCTAAATTAAATTCTTTTGGCAATCTACCAGGATATGAAATCACATCTTCTTTAAAATGATTTGGTACTTTCAGATAAGTAAACTTTAGTTTCTCACCTTCTTGTATCAAAGGATATTTTTTAGTCAAATCATATTGTTTCAAATAATGATTATAGAGAATTGCACCACGAACATGAATAGGTGTGCCTTTCTTATACATCATTACTGAATCTGAATATTCGTTCAGACCATTCAGACCTCTAGGGAAAGAAATATCTTCAGGAGGCAACTTCTTAAACTGTTCTCTGAAATTTAATATAAACTGTTGTACATCAGTCTCATCGCCTTTCATCATCAACTGAATAACTTCTTTCATCTTTTCACGAATCGCAGCAGGCGTAGATGACTTGACCATTTCAAGACCCATCACTTTGATTTGCGGTTCTTTATACTGAACACCTTCATTATTGTAAACATTTAGAATGTAACGTTTCTTTGCAGTCCAGATTCCTTTGTCAGAAAGACCTTCACGTTTCATTTGCATTTTTTGGGCATATGCGTGAACATACGCAGCAAGGTCTTGATAACTCTTATCAATAAAAGGTTGTATTTTCTGTTCGCAGACTTTATCCATGAAGGTGATGATTGCATCAGGATTCGATTTGTCTTTATACACTGTATTAACAAGCTCACCAAGACGGAGATAAATCGAGTCTGTGTCTGAGGCGATAACATAATCTTCATTCTGTGTTTTCAATAATTTATTTAAATAACCATTTAGTGCTTTCTCAATCCAACGAATACTTAGTTGGCCAGCCGTGGTAACACCCAAGGCCATACGCAAATCATAAAACCTGAAATATTGAGAACCCAAAGCACCATAAGCACTATTAAGTGATACTTTTTTAGCCAACTGTAGGTTGTCATATCTGGCAACCAGGTTTTTGATTTCGCGTTTTTTAGATTCGTCAGTTTCGTTTTCATAATCTTGTTTAGACTTCAACATTAACTTTTTAAACTTTTTTCGATCTTCATACATTTCTTCTAACATCTTAGGAAGAAAACCCTGTATGTCTGTTCTAAAAAATTGTCCGTTGGGCGTCAGTGTAACGTCACTCAATTTACTAGTATCTATGTTACCATTTATTAGACGATCAACATTTATTACTTGACCCAAAACTTCACGCATCGAATCATTATAATCATCAGGTTCGATTAACGTTTCTGGTGAAATATTATATTGCATCATCAAATGTGGATA